TTATCTATACTTGTATCAGGTCAGGAAGATGGAGACGAGAGAAAGTCTATTGATGTATTGATGACTAAGTTACGTTCATTAGTAGAGCAGACAGGTGTTGGTTTACTATTAGTATCACACCTACGTAGACCTGCAGGTGATTCAGGACATGAGAATGGTAGAGAAGTAACTCTATCTCACTTGAGAGGTAGTGCATCTATTGCACATCTATCTGATGGAGTGATTGCTTTAGAAAGAAATCAACAAGCAGAAGATGATGTAGCATCTAATACTACAACCATACGTATTCTAAAGAATAGATATACTGGTGATACTGGTATAGCTACACATCTATTCTATGATAAGGATACTGGTCGTATGAAAGAGATTGATAATCCTTATGAAGTAAATGATAATGATGGAGAGGAGATACCATTTTGATAGACTTTGATATGTTAGATAAAGACTCTATGAAGATAGATGGTTTTGATGATGCTATCATAGGATATGGAGAGCAATATACTAAACAACCTTTACTTGTATATTCATATAGTAGAATATGTAAGATACTAAGAGAACGAGATGATATGACATGGGAAGAAGCAGATGATTTTGCTCAGTTTAATATAACTAATGTATGGGTAGGTAATGGAACTCCCATCATATTATATAATGAGTATTGGTATGATTGGAAAGATAATGAGAGCAGTAGTTGATATAGAAACAGATAGCTTAGATGCTACCAAGATACATTGTATTGTGGCTAAAGATGTAGACTCAGGGAGGGTATATCCTTTTCCTCCAGACTTGCTTCATGGGTTTAGAGATTGGTCATTAGGTGTTAAGCAATTTATTATGCACAATGGTTTAACCTTTGATGCACCTGTGCTTAATAGATTGCTGAACACTAAAATAAAAGTTAATCAAGTTATAGATACATTGATACTATCACAGTTGTTTAATCCTATACGTGAAGGTCATTCTTTAAAAGCATGGGGAGAAAGATTAGGATTTCCTAAAGGAGATGTAGAAACATTTGAAGTATATACACCAGATATGTTAGAGTATTGTAAACAAGATGTTAATATAACACATAAGTTATTTAATTTATTACAAGAAGAAAGTAAAGGTTTTTCTAGTTACTCTGTTGAAGTTGAACATAAAGTAAGAGTTATTATAGACCAACAAAAACGTAATGGTTTTGCTTTAGACTTACCAAAAGCTATGGGTTTATTTAATAAATTAAAAGATGAAGCTACATCATTAGAAGATTGGTCAGTAAATAATTTTGATCCTACAGTTGTAGAGTTGAAAACAAAAACAAAATACATACCATTTAATATAGGATCAAGACAACAGATTGCAAGTAGACTGATAGAGTTAGGTTGGAAACCAAAACAACATACAGATAAAGGTAACATTATTATTAATGAAGCTGTCTTAGATAAGATAGATATGCCTGAAGCTAGAAAGTTTTCAAGGTTCTTTCTATTACAAAAACGTATAGCACAAATTAAATCATGGATAGAAGCATGTGATGATAAAGATGGTAGAGTACATGGTAGTGTAATGACACTTAAAACTATTACTGGTCGTATGTCACATAACTCTCCTAACATGGCACAGATACCTGCAGTACGTTCTCCCTATGGTAAAGAGTGTAGAGATTGTTGGACAGTATCTAATATACATACACATTCTATAGTAGGAACTGATGCAAGTGGATTAGAGTTAAGATGTTTAGCACATCTAATGAATGATACTACCTTTACAGATATATTATTGACTGGAGATATACATACACACAATATGCAAATGGCAGGTCTAACTGATAGAGACCAGGCAAAGACATTTATCTATGCATTTATGTATGGTGCAGGTGCATCTAAGATAGGTCAGATAGTAGGAGCAGGTGCTAAAGAAGGACAGATACTAATAGATAAGTTTCTTAATAGTATGCCAGCCTTAAAAAGAGTACGTGATTCTGTAACAAAAGCTGCAGGTAGAGGTAAGATTAAAGGTATTGATGGTAGACTACTACATATACGTAGTCCACATAGTGCATTAAATACTTTGATACAAGGAGCAGGTGCTGTTGTATGTAAAGTATGGCTTATACATATGATGACAAGAATAAAAGTATTAGGTATAGATGCTAAACTTGTTGCTTCTATACATGATGAATACCAGTTTGAAGTTTTGAATAAAGATGTTAAAAGGTTTGGACAGGTAACTAAAGATGCAATGAAAGATACTGAGAAAGAATTAAGAATGAAATGTCCTCTTGATAATGAATGGAAGGTAGGTAGAACATGGGCACAGACACATTAGTTCAGAATGAATTGTTCAAAGATTTTGAATCTATTGATACAAGTAAACCTTTAAAGACTTGTGTTAAATGTAATAAAACTAAACCATTAGATTCTTTTCAAAGCTATGGTCATAATCAAAAAACAACAGGGCTACCCTCTACTGAAAGAGTTTGTAGGTCTTGTGCTAATGAAAGAAATAGACAGACAAGAGAATTAAGATTAGTTACTCCACCACCACCTAAAGATTACAAGTGTCCTATTTGTTTAATAACTGCTGAAGAAAATACACAAAGGAATAATCAATGGTGTCTTGATCATGATCATGATACAGGAAAAGCTAGAGGTTGGTTATGTAATAAATGTAATTCAGCTTTAGGTTGGTTTAATGATAACTTAGAATTTTTAAAAAGAGCAGTTAAATATTTGGAGAAATATAATGACAATAGTTAAAGAGTTTAAAGGAAGAAAAGACCATGCTGATTATATTAAACGAGGTATAAAAGTAGAGAATGAATTTATACAGACAGCTAAGTCACATGGTTACACAGTTGCTATAGCTGATGAACAAGAAAATATAAATAAACATATAGATTTATACTTAACATATAAAGGATTAACAGTTAGTGTAGATGTAAAAGCTAGAAGAACTGGAAACAAACAAAGAGTTCTGGATGACGCATGGATTGTTGTTGAATTTTTAAATACAATAGGTAATAAAGGTTGGCTGTATGGTGACTGTGATTACTTTGTATTTGAAAGAGAGCATGACTATGTATGGTGTGATGCAAAAGAGTTGGTAGAATTAACTGACAAAGTTGTAGATAAAAATACCAGAGTAGAAAGCTACAAAGATTCTGCATACAAAACATGGGGTAGAAAACATCAAGGAAAACAAGACCTTATCTCAAGAATAGAGATGAGTTTAATTTTAAAACTAAATAAAAGTTTTATTATGAAAAAAACTCTTGACAATAATGTTAAGGTATGTAATAATTCTTTTATTAATAATAAGGAAAGGAAAACACCTATGAGTGTAATTCAAGGAATAGCTAATTGGGCACATATAATTAAACCTAATTACAAATTTAAAGAAGAAGGTGAATGGAGCATTGATGTCTGTAATCTTGATGACAAAAATGTATCTATAGCTAAAGCAGATGGTCTATCTATTAAGAATAAAGGTGATGACAATGGAAACTTTGTAACCATTAAAGCAAAAACTAAATGGGCAAAGACAGGTGAAGACAAACCTAAACCCAAAGTTGTAGATGCAGATAGACTTCCATTTACAGAAGAAAAAGTTGGTAATGGTTCATTGGTTAATGTAAAGTATACTACATATGAGCATAAACCTTATGGAACTTTTGGTGATCTAAAAGCAGTACAGGTTATTAATTTTATACCTGCACCTGAATCATCTGATAGTGATGTCACAAGTGACTTTGATGTTATTGAAGATGGCTACAAAAGTACGCAGGATGCTGACTTAGATTTTGCAAAAGCATAACCAACTACGAAAGGATGGAGAGGTACTACTGAGTAAGTATCTCTCCATTATTTATTATGAAAACCATTGATACTTTAGTAAAAGATATGTATGATTTATTTGATCCTCTTGTGGAAACAAATTTAAATGAAGCAGAAGTTGATGCTCATTTAGATTCTTTTACAAAGAGTATTAAACAAACAATAAAAGGTTTACTTAATGAAACACCTAGAGAGAGAGGTAAGCTAAGACTTTCTGCTATAGGTAAACCTGCAAGACAATTATGGTATGAGAAAAATTCTAAAGTAGAATCTAAACCTTTAGAACCTAATACAAGAATAAAGTTTTTATATGGTCATCTGTTAGAAGATGTATTAATTCTTTTAGCTAGACTATCAGGACACATAGTAACTGATTTACAAAAACAAGTTAATGTTAATGGTATAGTAGGTCATCAAGACTGTGTAATAGATGGTGTGCTTGTTGATTGTAAGAGTGCATCAGGTAAAAGCTTTGAGAAGTTTGCTAAGAATAAACTAGAAGAAGATGATCCCTTTGGTTATATAGCACAGATCTCTGCTTATGCTGAAGGTAATGAAGTAGATGAAGCTGCTTTTCTAGCTATAGATAAACAGCATGGTAATATTTGTTTAACTCGTGTTCATTCAATGGAGATGATAAATGCTAAACAAAGAATTGAATATCTTAAAGGAGCTATGGATAAAGATGATCCACCTGATAGGTGTTATAGTGATGTGCCTGATGGTGCTAGTGGTAATCGTAAGCTTTTTATTGGTTGCGTTTATTGTCCACATAATATTACTTGTTGGAGTGATACGAATGAAGGTAAAGGGTTACGTATATTCAATTATGCAAATGGACCTAGGTACTTTACGAAGGTGGTTAAAGAACCTAATGTAGAAGAGATTACATCTTGATAAGTCATTGGGTTAGGTATGATACTGAAGAACCTTTCGTACCTAACCTAGATAAGTTTGGGTTTGTATATCTTATAACAAATACTAAAACTACTAAAGCATATGTAGGTTGTAAACAATATTTTTCTATGGGTAAGAAAAAAAGAAAACATAAATGGGAAATATATACAGGATCATCTAAATATTTAAATGAAGATATAGAAAAGATAGGTAAAGAACATTTTACTTTTGAAGTTATAGCAGAGTATAAAAACAAAAGAAGTTTACAATACTATGAAGCACACTATCAAATGAAATGGAATGTTCTTACTGCTACGATAGAAGGTAGTGATGAACAAGCATTTTATAATGGATATGTAGGTGGTAAATTTTATAGACCTATTGAGAGTTATACAACAGGAGAAGCTAGTTACTGGTATGGTAAAAAACATTCAGAAGAATCTAAAGGAAAGATGAGTAAATCTAAATTAGGAGAAAAAAATGGTAGTTATCAA